CTGCTTGCCCGCACGAATGATGCAGCAAGGTTTGCAGCCCCCAAAAAATCCGTTGTCTGTGTCGGGCCTGAGGCTGTCAGCGTATAGCCATTACCGGATGTGTCTGTCCAGACACCGCCTGATAATGCCCACTTGCCCTGGACATCATCCCAGAGCAAGGCCTCGGCTGTTGATGCCATAACCAAAATCAGAAATAACAGTGCAGAGAGTTTCTTCATCCTATCTCCTTATTGTCGGCTGCTCATCAGACCCGGACCGCCAACATCAGGCACCTTAAGCGCCACATCCGGATTATCTCCGGCCCCTTTAATCCGGGGCCGGGATTTCGCAATTACTCGTTACTCATTACTGTCTTTATGTCAGCAGCGTGTCATACCACAGGAATCCGAGATCGGCCCCTGCAATCAGAATGTCGGTTGACTCTGCAACCTCATACACATCCTGGTGCTCTGCGTCTTCTCTCCAGGTCTCAGTCCTTCTGGCCAGCCCGTTGTTATACCACTCGCGCGCCTGGTATCCGGCTGAGGGCTGTTTGAGACCAGGTGATGCCGGCGCGTAAAACAGAAACGCCGAGCCCTTGCCTGCGTTTTTCTCCCAGACATTGACAGCAGTGAAATCCGTGCCTGCCTTGGTCTCCTTGGCTGAGGACTTGATCGCCTCGCCGATGATCACCTCATCGAGGTCAAATATCGCCGCAATGAGATCTGCGCTGAGGATACCTCTCTGGGTATATTTGATCCTGTCAAGCAGATCGTCCAGCTTTTTGAGCGCGTTATACGTGCCAAAGTCGATCATCAGCTTGTTCGGCTTCAGCCCTGTGTTTGACCTGATCGTCTCGATGCGTGCAAGCACGTCTGCAATGAAAGTGTTCGTAGCGTCATTGGGCGCCCACAGTCCTGCCGCGTCTTCCCCTGCAACTCCGGACCATGTGCCGGTGATGATAAGGTCTGCCACACGCACTTCTTTTTTGAGGTCGATTTTATCAGCGCACAGCTCAATCGCGTCCTGGTCAGGCTGCACCGGAGGCGCACCCTGCTCCTTTGCCCATTTGCGGTCCTCGTCTGTTACCTCAGAGGCAAAGGCGTATTCCTTCGGAAGCACATCAATATAGTCAGTTACAATCCCGCCTCTCGGTGCGCGAGCCTTCGGCCCCCTGATCCCGGCCTCATCCCGGAAATATGCCCCTTTTTCATGCTTCAGTATCTTTGCCTTTGCAGGCACTTTTTCAATGATCGGAAAGATCCTGTCTGCGATGAGGCTCCTGTTTCTGTATTGCACGCTGACATTTGCCAGCGGCCCGGAGACCATCGCTCCTTTTACGTCTCTTGATGCCATAATATTTATTCCTCCTTTCTTTTAATTTTTAGTGGACTGTTGTCCCAAGGCTGTAAATCGTTACGGCCTCGGCTGCCCCGGTTACGTTTGTAAAGACCGCGAGAAACCGCTTGCTGTTGTTCTGCGCGATCGTCATGGTGCCCGACAGGGTCACACCGTCTCCAGCTATGAGTGTGATCGTCTCGGCAGCATCAGAGGTGTTTCTGATGGTAAATTCAAAGGAGCTTGAGACAATCGCCCCTGCGAGACCCGCAACAAGCAGGGCCGCTGTCGGTGTTACATCCGCCCTGTTGTCCCCAGCGCAATCGCGAAGGATAAGCCCTCCGATGATCTCAGCGGCAGTATATGTCCTGGCGCCTGCGGTTGCATCAGTTGTAACTGTAGTGACGCTGCGTTCTGTGGGCGTTGCAATCGCCGGCAGCGGGGCGATCAGAAGGACTTCTGCAAGATCATCTTCTGCCGAGGTGCTCTGGATTACCATTCCCCTTGCATAAGACAGTGCTGCGGCAGCTGTTTTGCCCTTGCCTGCATCTGTGGCTGACACATACTCTGCCTTGACAAACACATTGTTTGCAGCGGCATCATTCATCTGGAGTTTGGACGTTCCTATGATCCTGACCACTGCGGCCTCTCCTGCTGCCGGGGCATTTTGCAGGATGCCAAGTAATACTTCTGTTTCACTGTCCGGGCGTCTGACTGTCCCCGTGGATGTCAGCACCACAAAGGTGTACTGATCTGACGACAGGTCTTCCCCTGCAGGGAAGGCCAAGTCTAAAATTTTGTTGTCTGTCATTATTGTCTCCTCCTCCTTGATGGATCTACTGTTTGTTATCCGATCTCTTCGGCATATTCAGCCGCGAGTTCTTTGTTTTCGTTCTGGACCTCTGCAAATGCAGCGCCATAGGTGAGGGCCGGGTTGGCCTTCATCTTTTCTTTTACGAGCGCGTCAAGCTTCTCTCCTGCGTCCCCACCTGCGCCACCCGCATCCGTTTGCCTGCCGGCGACCTCTCTGAAGGTGATCTGCGGCGGCAGCGCCGACAAAAATGCCTGCATGAATTCAAGCGGGGATTGACTGCCCTTGCTGTCTCCCTCGCCGAATTCGACCGTTGTTCCGACCTCCGCGATCGTCTGCATAAACGCGGTCACACCCATGCCGAGCTTTTCCATGGCCGGAGTGAGGATGCCCTTCTTTTTGAGGTCTTCGGCAAATGATGCTATGGCTGCCTTTTTGCCCTCTGTCTCTTTTGCCTTTAGCGCCTCCTCCCGGCTCTTGAGATCCTCGTCTTTCTTTCTCCTCTGCTCATCGAGTGATGCGACCTTCTCGCTGAACTCGGTTTCCTTTGCCTTTAACGCTGTTGATACCGCAGCGTCTACCTTCCCCTGGATATCCGCCTCTGTGTAAAGCACGGGGGGCGTCTCTGATCCAAAGAGATCACTGAAGCTGATGCCGGAATCGGCCAACTTCTTTTTCAGTCTTTCCCAAAAACTCATCTTGTGTTCCTCCTTTCTGTTTTCTGCTGCTGAGAAATCTATAGTTATGCTGCCCTCATCGCTGAAAGCGACATCAGGCAGTCCCTTGATTGCCGGCGGCATTGCGCCAAGAAAACCTATATGCCGCAGCGTGCCATCCGGATAAAGCGATATCGAACGCTTTTTAAACATCCCTTTTTTGACCATATCCACAAACTCCGGGACCAGGTCTTTTAGTTTTGCGTAAAGGAATTCGCCGTCTCTTTTTAATGCCTCGGCCCAGCCATAAGCAGGCGCGTTGTCCTTCGGGTGTCCGATCACTACAGGGGCCTCATGTTTTGCTGAATCATATGCCGCGATTCTGTCAAGGTCCTGTTCTGTCCATGTCTTTGTATTGCCGCTGCTGTCAGTGTGTGTTCCTGTTTTAAATATCGCTATCCAGTCTTTCAATGTCGTTCCTCCATGACAGTAATTAGTGATTTGTGATTAGTGACTGGTTTCAGCCTTTACAAATCACTAGTTACTAGTTACTAGTTACGGGCCGTTACCGGCCCTACCATCCCCTCCTCCTTAAAAAATTCATTAAACCCTCGTCATAGACCCTTGCCGGGTCGTCCTTTTCAATCGCCCTTTCAAAGCCGTGCCGGCCTGCAAACCCCGGATGCTTTACACTCCTGACGGGATGTTTTGCTCCAGGCCAGAATAATGCCCTGCCGTTTTTTGGCTTTATGATATGCGGCTTACTGCCATCAAAGACCGCCTGCGCATAGTCATAGCCGGCCTTGTTTTTAGCAGAGGCCCGGACAACTCCCTTATTGCCACGATCGAGGATATATGACGATATGCCGTTGACAAGGTTAGAGGCCTTTGCATGCGGGGCCTCGATTTTGACAGTATGCGCCTCGATTGTCTCGACAACGTCTGTCATGGCAGCACTTCTCCCCGCCTCTAAGTCATTGCCGAGCTGCTTGAATAATTGATCAAGTCCGGGGGCTGTTTTAATTTTAGTTTCCATAATGCGCCCTCCGAGCGCAGTGATTTGTAACTTGTGACTTGTAATTTGTGGCTGCGCCTCTACTAATCACTAATAACCAATCACTATTCACTGGTGCCCCTCTCCGCTCTCTTTATAATCCTGGTGCGCTTAATCACCCTGCCGTGGCAGTGCGGATGATAGGGCGGCAGATTGCCCATACGCAGATGCTCCTGTGCGTTGTCTGTAGTTGGCAGCAGTTCTTTAAATGTGGCCTCATAGTCCTCGGCTGACATCGCAGCCAGACTCTGCATCCTGCCATAGGCAGTAATGACCGGGATGCTCATGCCGTCCATGCGTTTGCAGAAATCACAGTCCTTTGTCGGCTCCACTATCTGCAGCTCTCCGATCGCCGCCTCATTCATCTGGGCCACATGCGCCCAATTGCGGGTGCGCTGCACCGCGGTATCTACGATCCTGCGGACCTGATAGTCCTCGAGTTCCCCGATCTTCTGTTCAAACAAAGTTTTAAATGCCTCGATGCTGCCCTCTGCTGTCCTGCCAAATAGCCCGGAGCCATTATTGAGATATTGCTCACTCAAAAAACGATTGACAGCAGCAACAGCGTCAGGGTTCTGGATAAATTTTGAAAGATACAGATCATCCACTTTCGCAAGGAAGTTCATAGCGCGCAGATCAGGGCCTCCGAACATGGAAGCCCCTGTGCCTGCCAAGCCTGCCAATCTATAAGCAGAGTAAATCTCAGCGGTGACATCAGCGATGACTGCCGCGTCTATCGCATAGGATGCGCCGAGTATCCCGCTGACATGCGCGATGAATTCAGCCTCTGTCACGGGCGCTGTCTGAGAGCGCAGCCATGTCTCTATCTCTGAGAGCGCCGCTTTTTTTGATGCTGCCAGTGACGGCCCGAGCGCCTCCATATATTTTTGTATCCAGTCGTCATCCGGGGAGTCGGAGAAATTATGTGTGCTGCCGCAGGGGCAAGAATGTGACTTGTGATTTGTGATTTGTGATTTGCCCGGCACCGGGTTGTTACCAACCCCTAACCCCAAATCACCAATCACTGTCTGCTGCGCAGGCGCAGGCACATCAATCGTTGCCTCGCCATCTTTTGCCAGAGGCATACCGTAGGCGTCCTCTATGTATTTTTCTGACACGCGCTTACCCATGCCCATATCAACCAGGATGATTTTGTCTCTCTCAGCCAGTGCCTTGAGGTCTTTCTCCGGTTCGGTCCTTATCCAGACCTTCGGATACCCATTGCGCTTGACGCCAGGGAAGTTGTAATCCACGATCCACCTGACCATCTGATTGTTTTCGGCTTCACAGAGCAGATCAGCATCAGACTTGATATAATCCTCGCGCACGTCTATTGCAGCGTCTTCACTGCCTAGTTTGCCGGGAGTTGATTGTGAGCTGCCTGTATGTCCGAGCATGACCTGTGCAATCTGGCTGTCCATAAAATCACAGAGTGATTCATAAGTATTGATTGATCCCTGCCGCGCTGCCTCGATCAGTTCGATTGACATATTGTCAGGCGTGATGATCGCGGACTCCTGCTGCATGGATTCGCAGGCCTCAAGCAGCGTGTCCTTCAATGCCTGTGTTGTGCCAGGTGGATATTTGCCCCAGGGAGTGGGGGACCCGAACTTTTCGCAGAATATCAACCAGAACTTTATCCCGTTTTTCTTAAACCAGACCGGCCAGTAAAGCATCCTGCCCAGACCGTCACCATAGGGCGAGCCGTTGTCTGAAGGGTTTGTAAAAGTCTGGAACTTCCGTGGCGGCAGTTCTTCTCCCTCAATCATATTGCCCAGCGTCAGCAGCCGCATATTGCCATCCAGATCAAAAACAAATCTCCTCGATGCCCTGGGGATAATCCTGCTGATAAATATATCTCCCTCGGAATAATCCCACATGATTTCAGCTGGCTTGACCCCAAGGACCAGCCCTGACAGCGCGGCCCGGCGATAGGCGTCATAGTTGATCGCCTTAAATATCTGCTCGACATAGTCGGCCTTTTTAACGTCATCTCTTTTGTCAGATGCGGGTTCAACCTGCCACTCTTTGCCTGTGACTGCCAGTCGCCGGGTCTGGAGAGTAGATCCGACCTTGGCATCACGGAGGAGGTCCTCATAAAGCTCAATCCCCTTGCCTCCGGATTCAGATTTCAGTACTTTGTCCGGATTAAATTGGATTTTGCCCATGTAATCGCGAAATATATCGCGTTCAACAGAGGCGATTTCATCGGTTATGGGCCTGTCTGACCTTATTTCTTTGCCGTAAGCGTCCAGAAGCATCAGCAGTGCCCTCCGCAATAGGCGGCCAATGGGTTTATAAAGGCCTTTATAAACGAAAACACACCGAGTGCCGTGTCTTTGGGCGTGGAGGGGGTGAGATCGTCGATTCTACGGCCTCTCAGCAAATTAACGCCCCCGCCTTCGGCACCCCCTCTTAAGCTAAGAGGGGGATAAGGGGAGTTATGATTTTTTTGACTCATCCTAAAAAACCTCCCATCCTGGATGCTGACCGTCCGGATCTTCCTGTCTGGAATTCGATCTGGCCGATCCCACCTTCCAGCAGCCCCAGCAGCATCTCCAGTGCGTCCGGCCCATCGTCATGACTGCCCCGGCCTTTAGGCCTGTAATAAATCAATTGCCGCTTGAGTTCGCGCATCTCTTTCTTAAACCTGATCCAGCCGTTTTTGATCCAGGGCTGCAATCTGATGATCCTGAGGTCTTTGTCTGTATTGGGGACAAACTCATCAATGCTGATTGTAAGTCCTTTTTTATGCGCCAACTGCTCAAACTGCCGCGCGAAGAATTCCTGAAACTGCACGGTCTCCATCCGGAGTTTGTTAAAGCGATCTCGCTCGTGATAGAGCAGCAGGTCAGTCATGATCGCGTCAGGCTGCCGCTTGGATATATCAGCTATATCGAGGTAAAGAATATTTTCTTTCATCCTGCCGCCGAGGATTGCCGAGGGGTCGTTGCGTTTGTTCTTTTTGCCGAGGGACGGATCGCAG